GATCACCAAGAAGGACGAGATGGAACGGTTCGTGGGCAAGACCACGATCCTTGGATGCGGCTACGGCATGGGGGCCAAGAAGTTTCAGGGGGCGTTGAAAAGCGGTCAGAAGCCTGTGGTTGTGGAGTTGGAAGAAGCTCAGCACATCATCAACACCTACCGCGCAGCTAACCACAAGATCACGGAGTTCTGGCGCAAGGCCCACGAGGCTCTGGACTGGATTGCCAACAATCAGACTGGTGAGCTAGGCCGAGGCGGTCTGCTGAAGGTGGAGGGCAAGCGGGGCATCCGTCTGCCCAACGGGATGTATCTGAAGTATCCCAACCTGCGCAAGCGCCAAGACCCCGAGAGCGGCAAATACGAGTATGTGTATGACACCAAGAAGGGTAAGACCGTGCTCCCTAACCGCATCTATGGCGGTAAAGTGGTGGAGAACATCTGTCAAGCGTTAGCTCGTATCGTCATCGGTGAGCAGATGCTGATGATCGCCAAGAAGTATCGGGTGGTGATGACGGTGCATGACGCCATCGCGTGCCTGATTCCTGAAGACGAAGCTGAGACTGGTCAGGAGTTCGTCGAGTTGTGTATGCGCCTGCGTCCCTCGTGGGCTCCCGATTTACCTTTGAACTGTGAGGCTGGACATGGACAAACATACGGAGATTGTTGATTACGCTTACCCGGCGCTGCAAGCTGAGAAGGCGTTGCGTGCGTTGCATGAAGCGGCGCTTGAGGAGAATTGGCACGGGGCACTCGACTCGGCGATCATGACGATCAGGTGGGTGACAGAAGCGCACGCCGCCTTGAAGGTAATGCAGCAGAAGGGTAAGTGATGAACCGGGACGAATACAGCCTGCTGTTCCACAGACTTGAGCTGAATCGAGTGGCGTTCAAACGGCTGATGGATTGCGACGAAGAGGTGCTGAAGTTGGTCAACGCCGCGATTGAACAGGAGCGTGAGGCTTGTGCCTTGATTGCTGAAAAGCGATTTCTTTTAGACGACCGAGGAGCGGCGCAGCAGGGCCACTACGAAGCGTGCAAAAACATCGCCAACGAAATCAGGAGCCGGGCATGAACATCGTCTGGTCGTACAGCAGCCTCAAGACCTTTGAGCAGTGCCCGAAGAAGTACTACCACCTCAAGGTAGCCAAGGACGTTAAGGACACGCCGCATGAGGCGGCGCTGTACGGCAGCGACGTGCACAAAGCCGCAGAGGAACATGTGCGTGACGGCAAGCCCATGCCGAAAAAGTACTCGTACATGGAGCCGATCCTTGAGTCACTGAAGAAGATCCCCGGCGACAAGTACTGCGAGCTTGAGCTTGGCCTTACCAAAGACCTAGCACCGTGCGCGTTCAAGGCGCCTGATGTGTGGTGGCACGGTATCGTGGACCTGCTGATCGTTGACCCGACCAAGGGCTTGGCCCACATGGTCGATTACAAGACGAGCAAGAGCGCACGCTACGCAGATGTGAAGCAGCTTGACCTGATGGCTACAGCCGTGTTCGCCCACTTCCCCGAGGTGACTAAGATCAAGTCGGCTCTGCTGTTCGTGGTGAGCAACGAGTTCGTCCGCAAGGAGCACCACATCGGCAACCGCAATGAATACATCGGCGGCGTCATGCCCACAATCAAGCAGCTGGAACGGTCGCTTGAGCATGGCGTGTGGAACCCCATCACCGGACCCCTCTGCCGATTCTGTCCGGTGAAATCGTGTGAGCACAACAGGAGCTGAAATGAGTAACGAAACTGTTTCCCAAGGTTGGAACGTGATGTGTAACGTGTCCAAGATCATCATCGACGTGGAGAACCGCTGCGGGTATCTGTATCTCCCTAAGCTGAACTACCCGAACATGTCGAGCACGATCCGCCACTTCACCTCGGTGGACCCCGAGTGCAACTGTATCTACACATTTGTCGATGGCCAACCAGACACCGTATACGTGCGTGACGACGACGTTTGGTTTGCACGCCAAGGCGGGGCTCAGTAATATGGATACGGAGGGCTTCGCCAAAGTGCTCAACGAGAACCCCGACCTGACGGCTAACGGCTTTGAAACCGACGCCGATCTGCGTCGCTACGAGAGAAGGACCGGACAGCCGAGGCAGCGTTGCCACCCTCCGTCAATGGAAGGGGTGCAGTTGTGCGTGGAGTGGTTGCTAGGGCACGACGCCTTGGATCGCCGCAAGACGATCAACTACAAAATGACCAGCTACGGATGGAAGCATGTTGCCGAGCGTGCTATGGGCAAGTATGTGAGCAACGGTGATTTCATCTGCGCTGCTCTGTACCTCAAGTACAAAATGAAGCGCGACGGCACGAGCCCTAACGTATACCTAAATATCCGTGATTACAAGGAGCAACGATGACCAACGAAGAGACTGACACCGCACTGATCCTTGAGAACGAACTGAAGCGTCGCGTGAGCGAGGTCGCGCACGAGATAGTGCGTAGGCACGTAAAAGAAATGATCGACGCAGAGTTCGTCAAGCGCAAAAACGACATGCTTCTTGAGGTCAGCTTGACGGTCGGCAAGATGTTGCGGTTGATTGAGCAGGAAGATCGCAAACCGTTGTGGGAGTCTACGCCCGTGGAGTTCGGGCTGACCAATATGGAACTCAACACCCATAGCATTTCAGGAGGCAAAGATGCCGTACGTAAATAAACCCCGTCCTTACAAGAAGGAATACCAACAGCAGCTTGCTCGTGGCGAAGCCGATGAGCGCCTGGAGCGTCAGCGTGCACGCGAGTCGTTCGACAAAGGCAAAGCCGACCGCGACGGAAACGGAGCGGCAGATGCACGCCAGGGCAAAGACCTAGCCCACCGTGTTGCCCTGAGCAAAGGCGGCACAAACAAGCATGGCGTCAAGCTGCAATCGCCGAGCGCCAACCGTTCGTTCAAGCGTGCATCGAACCACAAGGTCGTGTCCGAGACGAGTAAGCGAGAAAAGAAGTGAACAACGGCGGCGAATATCGCATTGATCTCAAGGTCAGGAACAACCTGATCCTCAGCGCGATTGAGCTTGCGGGCTACAAGAACGTAGCGCAGTTCTGCAAGGCTGCAAACCTGAGCCACTCGAACGTCGGCTGTTTGATCAACTTCAAGACCTCGCCGCTTAGCGGTACAGGTGATCTCACCCCCACTGCGCAAGGCATCTGTGATTTCCTTGGGCTGCTGCCAGAAGAGTTGTGGACGAAGGAGCAGTTGGCCTTTGTGCTGCCGACTAACAAGTCACACTTTGACATGAGCCACAAAGCGATGGTGGAGATGTTTGCACGGCACACTGGGGAGTTACTGGAAGCCCCCGCCCCCGAGGCTGGTCTAGAGGAAGAAGATCGGCACCGTGTTGTAGCTGAGGTGCTTGACAGTCTGACGCCGAAAGAGGCCAAGGTGCTGCGCATGCGGTTTGGCATCGACACACACAGCGAGCGCACACTGGACGAAGTGGGAGCCACGTTTGACGTGTGCCGCGAACGCATCCGTCAGATTGAAACAAAAGCCGTCCGTAGACTGAGGACACCCGAACGTGCAGACAAGCTGCGCAAATACGCAGGGGTTGGACCGTCTGTGGATTTTGATGCTATCAAGAAAGCACACGAGTGGGCCAAGATGAACCCGGACGAGCGCGCTGCGTGGGAAGAGGAGCAGCGCAAAAAGCAGAAGAAGGAGCCGGTATGAGCGGCGACCACAACGCAAACCAGAAGCTCAAATCTTTCTTGGATGAAAACATGACTGACAAATCAACCAAACTGGAAATCGCACCCGGAGCCTTCGACGGCTTCGATGGCACGCAGGAAGAGCTTGACGAGATGCTCGCCATGCTCAAGAAAATGTTGGAGGACGACACGCTGTTCGAGAACTCAACCCCAGTGTCCGACGAAGAAGCCGAGGCCATCTGGGAGAAGCTGGCGACTAGACCCAAGAGCAACTGATGGAGCAACAGGACTTTCTCCCTGGCTACAACTGGCCATGCCCTCCGGGGCTGTCCCCCTTCCTGCACCAGAAAGAAACCGCTGCGTTCCTGTCTGGCCAACGCAAAGCCTTCTGCTTCAACGAGCAGGGTACGGGCAAGACGGCCTCGGTGATCTGGGCAACCGACTACCTCATGAAGATGGGGCTGATCCGCCGCGTGCTGATCGTCTGCCCTCTGTCCATCATGCACTCAGCTTGGCAGCAAGACCTGTTTAAGTTCGCTGTGCACCGCCGTGTCGATGTGGCTTACGGCAGCGCGACTAAGCGTAAGGAGATCATCAGAGCTGGTGCCGAGTACGTCATCATCAACTTCGACGGCGTGTCCATCTGCAAGGCCGAGATCGTCGCGGGTGGGTTTGACCTGATCGTAGTCGATGAAGCCTCTGCCTATAAGAACGCGCAGACCGATAGATGGAAGACATTGCGCGACGTGATGAAGCACGTCAAAGGTCTGTGGATGCTCACGGGTACACCCGCCGCGCAGTCGCCTGTGGATGCCTACGGTCTGGCCAAGCTGGTCAACCCGGACGGTGTGCCCCCCTTCTACGGGCAGTTCCGCGATCAAGTGATGTATCCCGTAACGCAGTATCGGTGGGTGCCCAAGCCTGCGGCCCAATCCATCGTGCATCGTGTACTACAACCGGCTATCAGGTTCGAGAAGCGTCAGTGCCTTGATCTCCCGGAGGTCACGTTCGCCGACCGGGACGCACCGATGACGCCGCAGCAGATCAAGTACTACAAGAAGCTCAAGACCGACATGCTCATGGAGGCGGCAGGTGAGGAGATCAGCGCGGTCAACGCAGCGGTCAAGCTCAACAAGCTGCTCCAGATTGCGTGCGGCTCGGTCTACACCGACACGGGCGAGGTCGTGGACTTCGATGCAAGTAATCGCTTACGTGCAGTGACCGAGGTGATCGACGAGTCGTCCAACAAGGTGCTGGTGTTCGTTCCGTTCACGCACACGATCAAGCAGATCCACGACTACCTCGGCAAGCAAAGCATCACGTCCGACGTGATTAACGGTGAGGTGCCCGTGCACAAGCGTACCGAGATCGTCAAGCGTTTCCAGGAGCAAGCCGACCCCAAGGTGCTGATCATTCAGCCGCAAGCGGCATCCCACGGACTTACCCTGACCGCAGCCGACACTGTCGTTTGGTACGCTCCTGTGACCAGTGTGGAGACGTACCTGCAAGCCAACGCACGCATCGACCGCCCCGGCCAGAAGAACGCCATGACAGTGGTGCACATCAAGGGTAGCCCCATCGAGGCGCGTCTGTACGCCCTGCTGCGCGACAACATCTCCAACCACGCGAAGATAGTTGAGCTGTACAAACAAGAAATGAGCGAAGGCACTTGACAAAGTCAAGGAAGCCCGCATAATAGACCCCATCACAACAACGAAGGAGCTAACATGGACGCCGAAGTCCAAGCCCAACCTACCCCTGAAATCAGCGGCGTGCCGCTTGAACAGCTGACTGCAACCTACATCAAGATCAGGGATGCACGCAGCGATCTCAAGCGCAACTACGAGCGTGCAGACGAAGAGCTGGAGAACCAACTCACGCTCATCGAAAGCGAGATGCTGGAGATCTGCAAGTCAGTGGACGCCAACAGCATCAAGACCAATGCAGGCACCGTCATCCGTTCCGTCAAGTCACGGTACTGGACGAATGACTGGGATTCGATGTACAGCTTCATCGAGAAGCATCGTGCATTTGCCCTGCTGGAGAAGCGGCTTCATCAGACCCACATGAAGCAGTTTCTTGAAGAGAATCCGAATAGCCATCCCGCAGGGCTCAATGTCGAGCGGGAATATACCGTGGTCGTTAGACGTTCAAAGGAAAGTTAGAAATGAGCAATCTCATCCTCAGCCAAGATGTACCCGAGTTCCTGCAAACCGCAGGTGTCAGCGAGCTGACCAAGCAACTCGCGGGTAACAAGACTGGCATCAAGCGCATCGTGCCCAAGAACGGCACGTTCAAACTCGTCGTCGGTGGCGAGGAGATGGGCAAGATCAAGGGCGACCTGAACGCCGTGATCGTCAATGCCGCACCGAAGGTAGGCCGTATCTTCTACGCTAAGGCGTGGAGCCCCGATGCCGAGCCGACCGCACCCGACTGCTTCAGCAATGACGGCAACAAGCCCGACGCTAAGGCAGCTAACCCGCAGCACCACAACTGCAACGACTGCCCCCAGAACGTCAAAGGTTCGGGCCAGGGCCAGTCGAAGGCGTGCCGTTACAGCCGCCGCATCGCTGTTGTGTTGGAGCAGGACTTTGGCACCAACCTGGAAGGGGAGGTCTACCAGATGAACCTTGCGTCCAAGTCGCTGTTCGGTGATGGTGGCGATGGCACGTTCACGTTCGAGAACTACACCAAGTACTTGAGCAGCAACGGCAAGAGCATCGACTACGTAGTGACGCGCATCTCCTTCAACGAGGACAACGACAACCAGTCTGTGCTGTTCAACCCGACCCGTTACGTCAAGCGTAATGAGTACGAAGTGGTGACTAAGGTCGCAGCCACTGAGCAGACCAAGGCTCTCGTGGTCATGACTCCCTCCCAAGCCGACGGTGTAACGAAGCAGCCTGCTCTCGCCGCACCCAAAGCCGAGGAGCCCGAGCCGACCAAGCGCGCAAGCAAGAAGGCCGACGCCGAGCCCACGGGTAAGAAGAACCTGTCGGACGTGGTGTCTGCCTGGAGTGAAGAAGGGTAATCAATGACTCGCGGATACAGCCAATACACCGTTGATCTGAACAAGAGTGCAGATAAGCGGCAGGTAGGCGTGGCTCTGGGTCGCTTGTGTATAGCGAAGAGGGTGCCAGTGGCTCAGATTGCTGAACGCTTCGGTGTGTCTCGTCAAACCGTCTACAACTGGTTTGCCGGGGTGCACGAGCCCAGCCGAGAGCTGCTGCGCCCGATCCTCACATACATCAAAACCCTGACGAAGTAATCCGGGTGGTGCGGGGCTTCGGCCCTGCACTACATCCTATTTGTGGTGCCTAATGACAAGCAACTTTGATTTGCTAAGCGTAGTACTCCCTCCAGAGGGTATGTACTGCTCATGGGGCAAGGGAAGATACATAGAGCAGACGTTCCACGAGACACGCAAAGAGCTTGATGACAAGACTCAGTGGCTCGTAGATAACGGCTTCGATGCGTACTTCGGCTGCGCCAAGTATGGGGATGCAGGACACAGAGAGCACTCCAACGCCAAGTTCTTCCGCGCACTGTGGATGGACATTGACTGTGGCCCAGATAAAGCAGCGCCCAACAAGAAGGGCAAGATCTGCGGCTACATAGATCAGCGTACTGGTCTGGAAGCAGTCAGGGCTTTCTGCTTAAAGTTCAAGCTCCCCCGCCCCATCATCATCGACTCGGGTTACGGCCTGCACTTCTACTGGGTGCTGTCCGAGACCATCCCCCGCAATGTGTGGGAGTCGTTGTCCAAGCGCCTGCGCGATCTCGCGCTGGAAGAAAAGCTGATCGTGGACACGGCTGTGTTCGAGGCGTCTCGCGTGCTGCGAGAACCCGGCACGTACAACTTCAAAGACAAACAGAACCCT